CAGAAAACCGCCCGTCCCAGGACGCGCGGGACGCCGTATCCTGTCGGTCGTGCGGGTGCGCCCGCACTGAAGCCCAGCACTGGGCGGATGACGCCCGGCGGTCCGCCGCCGCTCCACCCCCTGCCGACGACCGTGCCGTCCCGGTCGTCGTAGTCACGCGCCACAAGGCGCTGGTTGAATACCTTCAGGCCAATGGCATGGTGAGACCGGCAGCGAATGTGATCGCCCATGCCACGCATGCAGACGTGCGTGGGAGACGCGTCATCGGGGTGCTTCCCCTGCATCTGGCAGCAGTGGCCACCTCGGTGACCGAGGTGCCGCTGGATATCCCGGCGGCGATGCGCGGGAAGGAGCTTACATTGGCGCAAGTCAGGGCATTTGCCCGACCGCCCGTGACCTACACGGTGCGCGTCACAGCATGACCGTCAAGGAGTTCAGGGCGCGGCATTCCCTCACCGGGGCCGCGCTCGCCTCCCTGCTTGGCGTCGAGGCCCGCACTGTCCGCCGCTGGGAGCAGGAGACCGGCCCAACTGCACGCCAAGCCCCTGCGCCCGTCCTGCGCCTGCTCTGGCTCATGGATCGACACGGGATTGGGCTGCTTGATGGCTGCCCTTGTCCAGTACCTTCAGCCCCCGGATAGGCCGCCCGTCATAGCCCGCACATTCCCTCGCAGTCAGCGTCAAATAGATCCCCGTTCTCCACGCCTGCAAATTTCACATCACGAAGCGGTCGCAGGGATCGGTGCGTGAACTGGTCGTTGGTCATTTTTGAATTTCCGCGCCTAATGATGTCGTCAACTTCACATGCATCTGCGAAGTCCGCTGGCGCGTTTCGTGCCATATCTGCCCACTGCCAGTCGTCGTGATATGGACACCCAACGCAGGCAGACTTCGGAGGCTGCGGGTATCCCTTCGCCTCCAGCCATGACCGGCAGTCATTTCGGCTGATACCCGCCTCGATCAACGGAAAGCGATTCACCTGCCAAGGTTTGGCCGCATGTTTCGCCCGAATGATTTCATCAGTGCTGATCCCAATCCAGACCTCAACCTGTGTTCCCGCCGGTACGCGACTGCCCTTCATGACCCCCAACAGACCGCGCTGCGCTTGCGTCAACGGCTCCAGCTTGTATTCGCTGGTACATTGCCGCATTCCTCGTCCGCCGTTCGCGGTGAAGTACGGCACAGCCGCAACCCTGCCTTCTGCGCCTTGCGATTGCCTGATTTGGTCTTCGCGGATATTTCCGCCACTGGTAACAATGAACTGAACCTGTCCGTTGGTCATCCGGTTGACCTGTTCTCGGGTCCATTCAACATGGGCATAAGTCCTGACGCCCTCCCATCCGGTGTCCGCCATGATGACCGCATCCGGAAGTGGACCGATCTCACGATGCAGCGCCATCAACAGCATGGCAGTCGATTGGACGCCCCCGCCAAAGCTGAGTACGCGCAATGCAGGATTTTCCAGCGCCGTCATGGTCATCCCCGTGGCGCTCATGCCCTCACCCCCTTGTCCAGCACCTTCAGCCCCCGGATCAGTTCCCGCCGCTCCTGACTGTCGTTCACCAGCCAGCCGGGGAACTGCAACAGCCCGCACACGTCCGTAATCACCGACCGCTGCATCGGGGACAGGCTGGCCTGCATCTTCCGCAGTGCCGCCTGTTCCTCGACCAGATCCGACATACCCCCGCCCGTCGCCGCGCCGGAACGAATGCCGGGGTTCTCGCTGCACAGGCGATACAGCCTGCCGAAGCGGAACGCTTGCCCCCATTCCCCGTCATCGATCTTGCCTGCCCGCCAGAGGAAGTCGAAGCCCGTGGCGCTGGCATCCTGCCTGCCCGGCGCGTCACAGATCGCCGCTGCCAGCAGCTTCCGGGCCTGCGTCTCAGGCGTCCCGTGGTCCCGCTGGCTGACCCTGCGCGCCCGTCCGTTCTTCTCCCGGAGCTTCACGCCGTGTGAGTGTGTCTTGCGCTTCCTGCTCATTCCGCCGCTCCGTTGCTGAAATCAATGCCTGAAGGGTCTTGAAGGCTCTGTCCGCTGGCTGCTTCAGATCTGCCCATGCCGGGTGCCAGCCCTCGTTCTCCGCCCATTCCGCCAGTACCGAACCAACCACCACTTCCGGGTACTGCGACAGCCTGGACGCAATCGCCTTCAACCGCTGGTCGGCCTTGGCCTGATCGTCGTTGCTGGACTTGAGCAGGATCGTCATGGCCGCGTACATCTGCGCTGCCCTTGCCTCGGAACAGTTCGATGACAACGCCGCCTTGGCTCTTGGCAGGCTCTCCGGGGTCAGGAACGTCCCCACCCATCGGTGCCACTGCCCCGTCATCTGGTCCTCGGTCAGATCCGCCATCGTCAGCCGAACCGTAGTTGCGCCGATAAGCGTCAACATACGCGCCGCCGCTGGATCGCCCACCGCTTCCCTTGCCGGGACGGGCCTTGGAACGACGCTCGGCAGCCCACTTGATCTCGTTACGGACCCACTTGCACCAAGCGAGGTGCCAGGACTTGAACCTGTTGCCCTTGGATCGGTGATGCAGGGCAAAGTTTTCAGCGATTCGCTCAATCTCTCCATCGGACAATCCTTCTGTGATGGCATAATCCCGGCTTTCGTCTGGAAGGGTCCACCCCTCCGGTAATTGCGTTTGTACCGGCTCCCGTTTTTTACCGGCATTTGGCTTCGAAGGGGGGTCAGGGGGGGTCTTACGGTTCAATGATGGTTCTATATGACGGTTAGGGTGTCTCTCTGACACCACCCCTGGTGTCTGTGTGATACCACCCTGGTGTCTGTGTGACACCACCCCCCCCTCGGCTTCGGACGCCGTTTCTGTCACCATAACCCGGTATTTATTCCCAGCATTGACCCCGTTTACCTTGTTCCGGATCACCTTTATGAACCCGCCTTCCTCCAGGTCACGGATTGCCCGGAGAACGCTTGCCCGTGACAGTTCGGTGGCTTCGGCGATGGTCGATATGGATGGCCAGCACACCCCGTCGCAGTCGGCATTGTCCGCCAGCTTCACCAGAACACCCTTGGCCCTGTAGGAGCCGCAGTGCTGCTCATAGGCCCATTTGATTGCTGTGATACTCAACGGGGAGCCACCGCGTTCTGCGCCTTCAGCATGTTCTCGGAGAAGCCGTACCAGCTTGCCCGCGCCGGGTAGTCCTTTATGGACTTGATGATGGTGGAGTGGTTCCGCCCGCCGAAGTGAAGCCCGATAATGCCGTAGCTGTGGTCCGTGTAGCGGCGGGTCAGGTACAAGGCACAGGCGCGCGCCATCCGAACGCGCTGCCTGCCTCCACCCCCGCGACGGCCCGGTTTCGCCACGATCTGTTCAGGCGTCACGTCGAAGGCTTCGGCTGTGTGGTGAATGATCTCGGCAATCTTCATGCTGCTTTCCTCCTGATTATCGGGCGCAACGCTCGCAATCGCGCATCAAACATTCGAGCAATCTCGTCATCGTCGTTGGCCATGGCGATGCGTAGGCATTCCATCAGCCAGTCAGCCATGAACCGGGTGGGTATGTCGGTAGGTGCCTCAGCCATTCGCATCAACGGCCTCAATCGTGATCGTGAACGGCCCGTCTGTCACAATCGCCCGGTCGTCCACGCAGAATTTCATGGAGTCGTCCACGATGACCCGCATGGATTTCAACAGGTCTTTCGTTGCCTTCCAGTAATTGTCCAGATCGGCATTCGCCCTGTAGGGAACGGCCATCGTCAGGCGGACCTGTCCTGGGAACATGACCCGGCCCTGCGCTATCAGTTCATTGCCAGCCGCGCGCTCCCATGTCTTGTAACGCTGCGTCTTGACCCGACCAGGTCCATTCGCGTTGCGGAAGCATGAGGACAGGGCAGGCGGCTTTGGCAGTGTGTAGGTGACGGTCATGCGCGCGCCTCCATGGATGCGGCGATGAACTCTGATGCAATGCGGGGGTCGATGGCGTTCCCGATGCCCTTCAGGGCCGTCACCCGCCCTTCGACGCCTTGCGCGAGCGGGTAGCCTTCACGGGGCGACAGTCCACCCACTCCGGCGGAAAACCCATCAGCCATGCACTGAAGTACGGATTCAGGGATGCGCCGGACTTTGCCATCGGCGCACTCGATTGCCACACCACGCGGCCAAGCAGCCCGTTGTCCGGTGCCGTCCCGACGCTCGATCCGTCCTTGTGGTCCCGTGTCGTCGGTGTCGGCCAGCCCGCCAGATGTACTTTCGACCCCAGTCCGCAGTCGTTCCCCCGGTACACTCCCGTCTGCTTCGTCAGCCGTTGCTTCCGCGCCCATACCACGTCCGGGTGGGTGTTGGGTTCCATCGCGCACGGAGTCGGCCAGCCAGAATAGCCGCTGTCGGATGTGCGATGCCCCCGCGCCCGCAGCGCACAAATCGGCTCCCGCGACGGTATAGCCCATTCCTTCCAGGTCAGCGAATACTCCGGCGAGCCAGTCGCGCCCAGCCTTGCTCGCAACCTGTTCGCCATAGACATTTGCAGGGCGGCACTCCGAGATGAGACGGGCGAACTCGGGCCACAGGTGGCGTTCGTCGTCTTCTCCCCGCCCTTTCCCGGCATTGCTGAACGGCTGGCAGGGACACGATCCGGTCCAGACGGGCTTGTCGTCCGGCCACCCGGCGATGCGAAGTGCGTATGGCCATCCGCCAATTCCAGCAAAGAAGTGGCACTGAACGAAGCCTTGAAGGTCATCAGGCTGTACCTCCGTGATTGAACGGGTGTCGATGACGCCGTGCGGTATCAGGCCAGCATCCATCAGGTTGCGCAGCCATTGCGCTGCACCTGGATCAAACTCGTTGTAATAGACAGGCACGGGCGCTACACGGCGGCTCATTCCGCCCTGCGCATTCCCGGCCCGAAGCTTCCCGGCATTGGCGGAACAATCATGCCCTGCATCAGCAGGCCCGTCCCCACCACCGCGCTTCATGCCGGGCGTTGTCTCTGGACCTTCTGGCTGGTCCCCGTGAAAGACGGTGGGGCGGGTATTCTTCATGCCACCTGTTCCTTCGGCGGCACGTAACAGATGGAATAGTGGTATTCGCAGTACGGCTTGCCGGTCAATGTCTTGTGACCGCAGAAGTGGAAGCCGACTTCGCCCGGATCGCCGTGCGGGTACTGGCACTGCCTCGGGATGGGCAGATCACCCATGGGCATACGCTTCTTCGCTGGCGCGCGAAAGACGGGCTTGGGAAGGGGTGCCGACGGCGGCTCCTGGTACACCTGCGGAACCCGAACACCACACGCCCGGCGTGGGGGCTTGCGTATGCCCGGCCCTGCCTTCTTCTCCAGCCCCAGCCTGTGCGCCTTGCCAATGATGCTGTTGCGCGGGCGTCCCAGCGCGTCGGCCACTTCCCGCGAGGAATGGTCAACCCACATGCGGCGGAGGGTGGTTTCCTCGTCCAGTGTCCATTCGCGGTTGACCTTGGCCATCTGTGGGGAAATGGTCATTCGACCACCGCCCGCCAGCCGTCAGCCGCCTTGACCAGCTTGACGTTGCATCCGACCGCGCTGTGATACTCGTTGTCCCGCCCAAGACTGACCGGGTAGGCAATCGCGCCTTCCAGTCCCCTTTCGGTCCAATACCGCGTGATGCGCTCGCAGAGAATCCTGCAGCCGTTCACGGATGACCAGTTGATGTCGGTCATGCTGTCCTCCTATGGGTGAAGTGTCAGAGAAACGCGCGAACGACCATCACGCCGAACACGAACCCGACGATGGACGTTCCGATGAATGCGGCGATCCAGAGCAGGGCGTTGCGGACAAGCGTCCAACTGAGTCGCTGGCGTTCATCTTCGAGTTCCGGCAGCTGTTCGGGCTGGTCGTAATCCCGGTCGCCAGCGCGCCAGTCGTCAGCGTCGAAGCGGCCCGGTCCCCAGCCGTCTCTGAAGCACTCGTTCACGTCACGAACGGTGTCAGTCATTCGCCCCCTGTCTGCTGGGGAGAGGTCTCGAAGGATCGACCCACCAGACGAAACAGTGCGCAAAAACGCCTGCCATTCCTTTTCGTCACGGTCGGTCATGCTGCTTCTCCACGGCTGAACAGCTTCCGTACCGGAGCGACGAGGCGCTGAAGGATGCCGGGATGGACGGGCGTCTCGACCTTGAATGCGTTGGCGCTCTGAAGGGCGTTGACGAACTCGTCATCCCATGCCGGATCTGCAAGCTTGCGCGGAGCGGGTGCCGGGGAATATTCGCGCATGTACTTGCGGACAGCCTTGCGAGACCGGGGGCTTGATCCACCATGTCCACGGGTCCAGTGACCGACCGTTGCATGTGAAAGGCCCGCGCCAAGAGAAATCTCGTGGAGCGGCACCCCGGTTTCTTTCTGGAACTTTCGTACTTCCCGGACGATGGCTGCTGTTGCTGGTTTCATGCTGCTGTCTCCTTCTCTGCTTTGCCCGCCCGGTTTGGGCAGTTCTGGTTTGCCTCGAAAAGCTGCTGGGGCGTGACCTTCGCCATGGACATAAGTGTCGGCCAGTGCCAGTCGGGGACGCCGTTGTTCTGCCATGCCCAGACGGAATTGCGGCTTTTGCCGACGCGACGGGCCACGGACGTAATACCGCCAGCAGCCTCGATGATTTCCTTGATGCTGTTCATGGCGCAATCCTACGTGCAATAATCTTGGTGTGCAACATCATTTGTGCGATTTTTTATGTTGACCGGCATCCGGTATGAAATTATTCTTCACGCATCACAACGAAGGAGAAACAGTGATGACTGCAACATTCCAGGCTTTCGACCGCGACGGCGACCGGACCATGACGGCCACGGCAAAGGCGCACCGGGCCAAGGGCGCAAGCGCGGACTTCGGCGTCCTGAAGATCGACGTTGACGGAACGTACATCGACATCTTCACCACCCCCGAACGCGCCCGGTTCATTGCCGACGCGATCAACGCCAGCATCCCGGCCAAGATGGAGGAAGTGGCATGACCATCCACAGCACCAGCCGCGAAGCCCGGAACGAGGCGGACAGCATCAAGGCCGCATTCCGGTCCATCGTGACCCTAGCCAACATGCCCGACGAGGCAAAGGCATCGCTTCTGCTGAACGCCGAAGAGTGCGTTGACGAGGCGTTTCACGACGAGATTGCCGACCTCGAACACGACGAGGAAGCCCGCGCGTCCTGCATCTATCACCGCGAGATTGACGACATGCGACACCCTGACCGGGGGTTTGTGTGATGGCCTGCATCCGCGACCTTATCGAAGATGCCCGCAACCGGGAGATTGACCTGATGCAGAAGCGTGACGCTTGGGAGTTTGACCTTCGCAAGCAGATCGTGGCGACGGCCCCGGACTGCCTCTCGACACCCGACCACAACAGGGCGATGCAGATGCTTGGCGACGTGGTTCAGGCGGGCTTTGACGCCCTGCTTGCTGACGTGCGCGCCGAGATCGACACGCTGGACGCCATGACCTTCACCCATTCCGAGCGGTCCCCTGCCGCCGGAAGCGTGAGCCACTGACTGACGGCTCCGCGCGCCGGGTGGGGCCTCCCCGCCTGCCCGGCGTACCGAACCGTCAGAAACAGGAGAATGATGATGACCCCCACAAGTTCCCGGCGACCCCCCAGCCGGTGAAGCGGATGCGATGACGTTTCCGCGTTCCGGGTGTGGGTCCCAGCCAGGAAGTCACCCGGAACACCGAACCGTCAGAAAGGAACTGACATGCTGATTACCAGTCCACCCGTCTGTAGTCGCCAAATGGGGAATCCAAAGCCCGGCGAGTTCAAGATGCGCGCCACGAAGAATGGGCCTTGGCTGGCTGCGCAGATCAAGCGTGTGTGCATGTGCACCATCGGCGGGTCTGTGCTTCACGATCACACGCCAGACTGTGACAGGCCGGGTTCCCTTACCGCAGAACTGAACGGACGCTCGCACCCCGTTGAAGATGTCTGGATGTACGGGAGACCAATCACACGGACGGAATACGACCGGTTGTCGGGGTGTGACCCGCGACCGCTTTCATCGCAATCACCTGCATTCTAAAGGAGAAGAAAATGCTTGGACACAACAACCCCCCCGAACAGTTCGCCCGCGTCGATGAACTTGTTGCCAACGCAGATCGGTGGAAGACGGAGCGCCCGGTCATCGAAAGCGATGATGTTGCCGGTAAGGCGCAGGCGTTCCTTGACCAGCTTCGGTCATGCGCAAAGGAAATCGAGGCCACGCGGAAGGCGGAGAAACAGCCGCATATGGATGCAGCCAAGGCCGTGGACCAGGTGTTCAAGCCTCAGATGGATCGCCTCACTGCCGCCGCCAACATCATCAAGGGGCTGCTCACGGAATTCCTCCGCAAGAAAGAGGATGAACGACGTGCGGCGGAGGCTGAGCAGCGGCGCATTGCAGATGAAGCGGCGCGCAAGGCTGAGGAAGCTGCAAGAGCCGCCTCCAGTGTCGATCAGCAGGTTGCCGCACAGAAGGCCCGTGAGGATGCCAGCGCGGCTGCGGCAGAGGCAGACCATATCGCCCGGACCCGCTCACAGGTGACCGGTCAGGGCCGCACGGTTTCTCTCCGATCCTGGAAGGTCGGCGTGATTGTTGACCAAGGCAAGGTCTACCGCAAATTCCGCGATCACCCGTCCGTTATCGAAGTGCTTCAGAAGCTTGTCAACGCGGAAGTTCGCGGGGGCCGGAGCATCCCCGGAGTGGATATTCGGGAAGAGCAGGAGGCGGCATGACCCCGGACTTCTGTGACCAGTGGACGGCAATCAGGGAGACAATGGAATGAGCGAGATCAAGTACACGCCGGGGCCTTGGCGCGCGACTGAGCGCGATTCCGAAATTATCATTGAGGGTGGCTGTACGGAGGTTGTGGCCGTGCTGCCCAACCCGGCCCGACACGGGTTTGGTGTCGTGTCTGTTGATGAGCGGCAAGCCAACGCTGAACGGATCGCCGACGCAGTGAATTTTTGGAACAACGTAGCCGCTGCCATCGCCAAGGCGGAGGGCCGGTCATGACCTTCACCCCCGAACAGACGGCAATGCTGTCATCACCCCTTGACCGCTCCCACGTCAAGACACGCCAGCAGGCCGGGCAGAACCTGTCCTATGTCGAGGGCTGGCACGTCATCGCGGAGGCCAACCGGATATTCGGCTTTGACGGCTGGACCCGGCAGACCGTGCAGCTTGATTGCGTCCATGCAGGAGAACGCCCGGACGGGAAGGCGTCGGTCACGTATCTGGCCCGCGTTCGCATCATTGTCGGGCGGGGGGATGATCTGGTCATTCGCGACGGGACCGGCAGTGGACACGGCATTTCCAAGAACATGGGTGACGCCCACGAAAGCGCCATGAAGGAGGCCGAGACGGACGCCATGAAGCGCGCCCTGATGACCTTCGGCAACCCCTTCGGTCTGGCGCTGTACGACAAGACGCAGGCAAGCGTGGAGGACGCGCCACCGCCGCCGTTCGACCCCGAAGCCTGCTTCACGCGCATCAAGGAGAAGATCGGTCAGGTGGCCAACGGGAAGGCGCTGGACACGTTCCTGCGTGGGGAGAAAGCCAACCTCGACCGGCTCCCGACAGAGAAGTTTGACGAACTCAAAGCGGTGGCAACCAAGCGCCGCGAAGAAATGGAGAAAGCAGCATGAGCGGAAGCATCAACAAGGTCATCCTGGTTGGCAATGTGGGCCAAGACCCGGAAGTGCGCCGGATGAACAACGGTGACGCGGTTGTCACCCTGTCGGTGGCCACCGGCGAAAGCTGGCGGGACAAATCGTCTGGCGAGCGCCGGGAGAAGACAGAGTGGCACCGCGTCGTGATTTTCAACGAGCATCTGGCCAAGGTCGCCGAGCAGTACGTCCGCAAGGGATCGAAGGTCTATGTTGAAGGCCAGATCCAGACCCGCAAGTGGACCGACCAGCAGGGCCAGGACAAGTACAGCACCGAAATCGTGCTCAACCGCTTCCGTGGCGACTTGCAGATGCTCGACAGCAAGGGTCAGGGTGGGGGTGGAGAGACGCCGCCGGGTGCGGGGGATCTGGACGATTCCATACCATTTGCCCACCCGTGGGGTGAGCGGTGATGCTTCGCGCGCTCACACTGCAATGGCAGGCGGTCGGGCCGTTGGTCGAAGTGGATTCGCTCGGCGTGGCGGATATCTGCACGACAGACCCGGCCATGTTCGGGCAGGGGCATTTCCCCCGGTCAGACGCCGAATCCTGCGAGATTGCCAGATTCATCGCAGCCGCACCGGCAATGTATGCGCTCCTGACAGATTGGGTGACAGAAGGCAGCGCGCCACCGGACGCCGTGGCAATCGTGGAACGGTTCAGTTGAAATCACGCATCGACAAGTCGCAACTGCCGTTCGGGTTTCAGGGCGTCACCGAAGCCCCTGACTTCCTGAAATGGCTCGCGCCGAAGCCCTGCGTGATCTGTCATTCCCGCCCGGTGGATGTTGCTCACCTGCGTCTCCGCAAGGGGCCGGGGACGGGTGCCGGGCGGGGGCAGAAGAACGACCGCTACGCGATGCCCCTGTGCCGCCCCTGTCACCGCGAGCAACACCGGGTCGGGGAGCGGGTCTACTGGCGTCATCAGGACCCTCACGGCATCTGTGACGCGCTCTGGTTCGAATGGAAGCGGGAGACAGCCAATGACTGAATTCATCCTCTCCCCCGACGCCCCGAAGGTCAGGGAACGGGTGCTGGAGCATATCCGGGCGCTCGCAGACAGCAAGCGGTGGCGGGTGACGGTGGTCCGGTACCAGAAGCGCCGGACCCTTCCGCAGAATGCCCTGTTCCACAAGTGGGTGGATCAGATCGCCACGGAAACGGGCAACGACAACGAAAGCACGAAGGACGCCCTGAAGGCGATGTTCCTGCCGCCGCGCATTATCGCCATGGGGGACGAATTGAAGGAAGTGCGCCAGTCAACCGCCGCGTTGAACGTGGCTGACATGGCGCAGTTCATGACCCGCGTTCAGGGGTGGGCCGCATCGGAGGGGATAGCCCTTCCGCAACCAGAGGAGATGCATGATGAGTGACAACGAACGCGCCGTCATCGAGGCGGCTGTGGAGTGGGGGCATGTCCGCGACTTCTGCGGCAAGACGGCGGTCACGACCGAACGCCGGGCGGACGACCTGGCCTCTGCATTGGCAGAACCGCACAACGAACATGATGGCAAATGGGAGCCGAGCCGGGAATGATGTTTTTCGTCGGCCTCCATCAACCGAGTGATTGTCAGCACTTCGCCAGGTCATTCGTGAGCGTGAACAGACTGCGGCAGCGGAAAGCTCCGTTCGCAGTGAATGACTGGATCATGGACAGTGGGGCGTTCACCGAGGTCGCCGTACACGGCGGCTACCGCAGTTCCGTGCAGGACTACGCCACCGAAATCAACAGGTGGTCAGAGAACGGCGCTATGCTGGCAGCTGTCGCTCAGGATTGGATGTGCGAACCGTTTGTGCTGGCGAAAACCGGGATGACAGTCGCGGACCATCAGCGGCTGACGGTCGAACGATACGACGAACTGATGGGAGAGGCCCCTGCGGCGTACATCATGCCAGTCTTGCAGGGGTATGAGCCTCACGAGTATGCGCGACACGTCCGCGAATACGGAGACCGGCTGTCCTTTGGCGCATGGGTCGGCGTGGGGTCCGTCTGCAAGCGCAATGCGTCACCGGAGAGCATTGCCTGTGTGCTTGCGGCGGTCAAGGACGAGCGCCCGGACCTGCGCTTGCACGGCTTCGGACTGAAATTGACCGCGCTCACGTGGGAGTCTGTTTCTGCGCAACTGCACTCCGCCGACTCGATGGCCTGGAGCTTTGCCGCACGGCGCGGGGGGCGCAACGCAAACGACTGGCGGGAGGCGGAACAGTACCGCCAGACCGTCGAGGACCGAAAAGGAACCGTGAAATGTGGCTTTCAGCCTATGTTGCCTCTGTTGTCGGCGTGAATGTCGCCTTTGACGTTCTGCCGCTCATCGAAACGCCGTGGGGGGTCGTCCCACCTGCCGCGTTGCTCGTCGGCGCGGTGTTCGTCTTCCGGGATTTCGCGCAACGCGCGGTAGGTCATTGGGTGCTTGCCGGAATGGCAATAGGCGTGGCGCTCAGTTACTGGCTGGCGTCCCCATATGTGGCGCTGGCGTCAGCGGCGGCTTTCGCCGTCTCCGAACTCGTCGATTGGGCCGTCTACAGCGTGTTGCGCCGCCCTTTCCGGGAGCGCGTTCTGGCGTCCTCACTGCTCGGCACACCGATTGATTCGGTTGTTTTCCTGGTCGGCATCGGTGCGTTTTCCTGGTTTGGGGTCGTGGTGATGACGCTGGCGAAACTGGTTGCGGCGGTCGGTGTCTATGCCTACTGCGGCGGGCGGTCGGCATCGGAGAACGAGCATGACTGACGAACTCAGCAAGGCGGCGAGGAGCCGGGGGAGCGCGCTCGCTAACGCGCTTGACGAGGCGCTGCATTATGGGGACGAACTCGGCGGGTGGCTTGCTGACATCGACAACTCGGATCGCGTCGAGGACGATGTGGCCGAGTGGCTGAAGTCCATGCGCCCGTACTTCGCCGACCGCGCGGACGTGACCGGCGAGACCGACTCCCCGATGACAGCGAACGAGGCGTTGCGGGTGCTGACCGCCATCGACGCAGCACTGGAGGCGAAGTGATGCGCCAGTCTCGGGGCATGTCGTTTGTCGAATCCCTGGCCAACGTCGCGGTCGGATACTGCGTGGCGGTCGTTGCTCAAATAGCAGTGTTCCCGCTTTTCAAGCTGGACGTTCCGTTGCACGACAATCTGATGATCGGGGCCGTATTCACGGCGGTCAGCCTTGCCCGATCCTACGCATTCCGGCGACTGTTTGAACGGCTGCGACCGTGAAACGGAAGCCCCGTCTTAGGTCAGCCATCGCCGCCGATCTGCGGACGCCGAAATACAGGCCGCGCAAGGTGAAGAACCGGAAGCGGTATGACAGGAAGCGTCAGCCCGACACCTCGGCACCCAGCGCCGAGTAACCGGCCTTGTCCTTCCAACTGTCGAGGTGGCCCGGCGACTGAATCAGACGGGCCGTCTTCACCCAGTCCATGCACAGGGCGACCTGTACCGGCGTCACGTCAGTCCCGAGGATGACGGACCAGCCGGTGGCGATCCTGGCGAAGTTGACAGCCGCGTCCCCGTAGTCGGCTGCCCGGTCCCCGTTGATGATTGTCTTCGCCTCGTCCAGTATCTCATCGCGCTTCATGTGCTACCACCTCCACCAGAGCTTTCAGCTTCTCCCGGCAATCGCCGTGCGCGTCGAACAGGTCCAGGACGTAGCCGGCCACGTCCGCCTGCGTCTCGGCTACCGGGACCGGCGGGGCTGCGCGACAATCAGTCAGTGACGGCGGGACCGGCGGACGGACCACTTCGACCTTCGTCACGATCCTGACCTCCGGTTCCGGCCCGCAGGCCGTCAAGAGTCCGGCGCAGCACGTCAGCAACAGGGCCATCTTCCGCATCGCGGGTCTCCCTTCGGATGGTGTTCAGGCGATCCGCACGGGACCGGGCCTGTGTCTCGGCTTTGGCCAGCGCATCGAGCGCCTGCTGATGGCGTTCCCGTTCGCCCTGCATGGTGGCGCGGAGTTCAGCGTTGACCGTGGTGGCCTGATCCAGTTGCGCGCCCATGCGGCCTATCGTGGCCTGTTGCTCAAGGATGGTATCGCCCCGGCTGGACCATGACCAGTATGCGGCACCCAGCAGGGCCAGCAGGGCGGCACCAGCGGCCGCTTTGGCCCAAAGGGGTATCAGGAGACCGAACATCAGCGACCGCCCTTCACGTTCTCCCATGCGGCCCCGAAGATATAGGCCCCGATAGTGCTGCCGGTCAGCATGGCCAGCGGCCACACGACGGCGGTGAGCTTGGCGTCAGGGACAGACGGGATGAACATGGCGACGAACAGCGACAGCCAGCCCGCACCGCAGCCCCACAGGACGCGGGCCACCCACTTGCGGCGGTTCTCCCATTTGAAGCCTTCGGTCATGTCAGTAGCTCCAGACCCAAGGGCGGGGCGCATCGGTCATGAACGGCTCCAGCGTGTCCAGATGGATGAACCGCTTCGATCCGGTCTGCTTGATGCCCACGCCGTTGAACTTGCCGTCCAGCGCGCCGAGCAGTTCCCATGCCCGGTTGCCCATGATGGATATGTCAGCGGCCATGCCGGTTGGGTGAGCCGGTCCGTAGCCCTTCGAGTCGTTGTAGGTCGGGCATCGGTAGCCGCTGGTGATGGTCAATGGGAAGCCCAGCACCGTGCGGAGGTTCTGGAGTTTGAACATGAACTGATCGTCCATCTTCGCCACGCCACAATGCGGGCAGGCGAACTCATGCGGGGAGAAGTTGGGGTATGCGTCCCAGTCGGTCATCCGATCTTCCCCGCTGCCCACTCAGCCGCCTTGACCAAGCCCGCTCCAGCACCACCGGCAGCGAGCACGATCCCGGTCTTGACGCCGCGCCCCATGCCCCGGACCTCGGCCCGCCATATCTCGCCGTTATTCACGCGGTCGGTCAGTGTGTCGACCTTGTCCTCGACGGCTTTGGCGTGCGCGCCGTTGGCCTTTATGTCGTTACGCAGCCCCTTCAACTCGCCCTTGAGTTCCCCCAGAAGGAGGTACAGGTCTCCGTGTGTCGGTTGGTCAGGCATAGGGCCACCCCTCCGGGCATTCTCGCCACACGCCCGGCTCCGTCAGGCGCATGAACTGGTGAAATGAATATCGTGTGTCTCGGATCGGGCGCGGCCCGCCTTCGTCGTTGGCATCGCCGCAGGTCATCAGGCCGAGCACGGGGACGTAGACCAGACAGACGGCGTGGTTGTAGCCGCTACCGTCCTCCGTGTGGCAGAGCACCATCCCTATATCTTTTCGGGCGACATCAGCCGCGATAAGCCCCTCGACGGCTTTCTCCGCCCATTCCTCGCAGTCCCCGACCGCCTTGCCGTCCTGCCACGTGACGCTGCCCCACACGTCCTGTCCGTCTGGATCGGGAGCGTAGATCATCCCGTCCCATACCGCCCGATGGACGCGTTGAACGACGGCTACATCAGTCATCCCGGCCTCGGGTTGTTGCAGTGGTCGGGATGCCAGCGAGCCGGGTCCGCGCAGCGTGACAGCGCGGCGGCGGGCGGCACGATCACCGGGCCTTCCGGCCATTCGGTGACAGGCTCCGGCGCACACGCGGCCAGCAGGACAAGCAGGGGCAGGAAGCGCATCAGGTGCCGTACTGGGATGCGTAGCTGTCAGCGGCGCGCGACATGACGAACTGGACATAGTCTGCGTCGGTGGCGATGTAGTCGTCGTGCGCCTGCCGTTCCTGGTCGGTCTCCCCCAGCGGGGCGTTATAGACGGCCCGGGCGGCAGTGATGCCTGCAAGGGCGGAGGTGTCAGTGATGGTGACGGTAAACTGAGCCATTGGGTTACTCCTGTTCCTGCGCCGCTTCGGCGACGGCAGTTGCGATTTCGTGGACGGACTGAAGCTGACGGATGATTTCCGGGATGGCTTCGATTGGCGCTTGCGCCTGCGCCAGATGCGCCGCGTAGGTCCGCGTTGCGACTTCCAGGTGGGCAGCGAGCGCATTGGCCTGCCCCTGCTCAAGATCGATCTGCATCACGACACCACCGCGATCTTGCGGCTGGTCCCGCCCGCGTCCTTGATGGTGATGTACCCGGTCACGGTTTCCGCCCCGATGGCTGCGTGCGTGCCGAACTGAACAACACCGGTTCCTGCTGGCACCAGCGGCAGGTCTATATTGGCTGCGCCGGTCCCTGCCGTCTGCATCCGCACACCATTCTCGAGTGCTGTTCGTTCATAGTTGCTCGCGTCCGTATAGGTCGTTGCCGCTGCCAAGGTCTGTGGATTGGTCGTGCGCGCCTGCACCAGAACATCGCGCGACGGATGCAGGATTGAGGTTGAAAGTCCGCTGCCGCCCATTTCCAGAGTTCCGCTGGTCACCTGAACGGATGAATTGGTCAGCTTCAGCGACACTGTACCGTTGGCATAGAACTGCATGAGGTTGGCCGCGAACGCATTGAAGCCGGTTGTTACCGCCGCGCCGCCGGTCGCCAGTTGCAGCCCGCTCGCGCCAACCTCGCCCGCCTTGTCGACTGAAAACTTGCTCGCGCCGCCGACCTTCAAATCCATCAGAAGGGATGCGGCGTTCGATGCCGTGTCGGTCACGTCGAGGCCGATAGCGGTGAACGTGGTCCCGGCGTCGTTCCACGTCTTCGCCATGGCCGAGATGTTTACTGTTGCCATTGTCCGGCCTCCTTACGTTGCGTTGTCTACGATGATGAATGCGCCTTCGTCAGCGGTCGCGTCGTCCAGCACGATGGCGTCACCGTCCACGGCTGGAGAGGTCGCGTTGTCGATGACGATGGCGTTGTCGGGGATGCCGCCCGCCGTCTGCGGCCACATCATCCGGCCCATGGCAGCGAATTGCATCAGGACGACCCGTCATAGAACGACAGCTTCGTCCCCGGCTTCACGCCGAAGAACCGCTCCGTGTCCGCCGTGAACAGGGGATAGACCGTGGCGGATGCGGTCGGGTTGTCGCCGCCGAGCATGTTGTGCGCAGCGTCCGCCGTCACCAGGACGTAATGCGTTGCGTCATTGAGCGCTGCCGACTGCGTTGCCGTGGTGAAGCTGACGGTCTGGGTTGCCACCGGGGGTTCCATCGGGACAGGGATTGCCCCGCCGCCCGGAACGATTGCCACACGGGCATATTCACGAATGTAAGCGTTTGCCATCAGGGAACCTCCTAGGCGATCTTGTGAATGAGAATGTCGGTGTAGACTTCGACCTCGGAAAACCCGGCGGCGATGCCAAGCCCGGTGGTCGCCGCTGTCGTCTCGCACTGGTGCTGGACTTCGATGGCAGCGGACCCGGCAAGCGTGAACCGGCCCATGAAGTGACTCTCGAACGTGGCCGCGACCGATGCGTTGGACTGACTGGCTGACCCGATGATCAGATCTGCCGTGTTCGTCACGTCCACCAGCTTGGTCTTGTGCAGGTTGCAGGCTCGGGCCGGGGCGCGCCCGATGGCTTCGTATGTCCCGGCGGGCAGGGTGATCCGGTTGCTGGACAGCGATGCGCCGGTGATTTCATTCGTGACCACTGTATTCAGTACCCGCGTCCGCCATGCGCCGCTGGTGAACGTGCCGCCGTCCGTTCCTGCTGTCTGTTGTTCCTGCACGTGGATCGTGTCGGGCCATACCCGCGTCACGTATTCCAGCGCCGTGGCCCCGGAATTGACCGACAGGAACTGGCCTGCCGTGCCGATGTTCAGGACGCCCGGTGCGCCCGAAGCGCCATAGAGCAGCACGTCACCCTGCGTCTGGTGCTCCATCATCCCGAGCGTGATGAGGTTGTCGGCCACCATCGCCGCTGTGAGGGCGGACCATGCCGGGTCCGTCCCGTCGCTGCTGAGAAGCTGGTTTGCCGAGCCGATGGCCAGCCGCTCGAAGACGCTGGAGGCGTTGCCCTTCAGAATGTCCCCGCGCGCCGTGGCCGCAATCATCGCCGCCGTGATGGCCAGGTCAGGGATCGGGTCAACCGTGCGGATCTCGACATCGGCGCTGGTGTCGAACACGACCTTGAAGTCGTCCGCATCGGTGCCATAGACCGCTGCAACGACGCCCGCCGAATCCGCGACAACCGGCTGGGTGTGCGGGGTTGACAGCCCTTCGTTCTGATAGACCGTCTTGTCGGTGGTGGTGCCGGTCTCGTAGAAATAGACCTTGGCCCCGGATACCGGTTCGCCGGTACTGTCCACGACCTGAAAGCCGGGCGGGAGAAGCAGACGCGCCATGCGGGCCTCCATGAAAAAAGGGCCACCCGTGCGGATGACCCTGTGTTGATTTGCTGGTGTTTCGTTACTTTCCCCGAGAGTGGGGAATGGTTATGTTCGGCGGATGAAGCTTCATTTGTCCCGATGGCCGTCGTTCGTTCACGCTGAAATCATGGCGTGGCGGACGGACTTCCGCGAAGCGCCATTGCCCACCGCGCTGAACTTCATCGGTCATGTCTGCTTCGTCGTTTTCCCGCTGCTTTTGCTGTTCGACCCATCGTTCCGGGATGGCGTCGTGGAAAAGCTTCTGGACGTTCTGCCGGTCATTGACCGGTGATGACCGGCAGCGCCCCCATCATTAGCGCGTTGCCCCGTTCGACGCCCTGTGGCTGCTGGAGCGCCCTCTGACGCAAAAGCCGGTTCACGATCTGGTCAGTTGCCTCCTGCGACGGGTTGAGAAGTGCATTGACAACACCTTCCGCCGTCGCGTTCATGCGCCGCTCTTCGACATTCTTGCCGACAGCCCGCGCCGTGTCCCGAATTGCCCGGCCCGCGTCCAGGTTCAATGCGCTTTCCGCGAAGTCCCTGATCGGGGTTTTCTCATCGGAGAAAATGCCCTGACCGGCTTCACGTCGCGCCGTGGCGCTGTTGCCGATGGTTTCATCCAGCGCGCGCCGGATCATGGTTTCACGATGCATGGCCTTGGTGAAGCGCTTGAATGCCACCTCGCTATCAAACGCCGGGCGCATCCGTTCGCGCCATTCGTCCGTATTGAACCACCGTTTCAGGCTGTCCGCGCCGTCCTTCGTGGTCTGCATCTTCAGCCGGATTTCACGGGCCACACCCAGGCGGTACGCTTCCTTCCCGGCGTCCGACAGTCCCGCGACATATTCCGCGATGTCTTCCGCCATCTGACCACCCTTTGACGAAAACACCTCGCGACCGGTTTGCAGCGCATCAATGATTTCGCTGTCGCTGGCGTACTTGTTTGCGGCTGTCTCGTATTCCGGGCTTGCATCGTAAAGCAATTCCCGAAACCGGCGCGCCGTGTCTTCCTGTGCGCCCCGCATGACATTGCCCGCGCTGCTTTCTTCTGTTGACCGCTTGGCGGCGTAGGCCACGTCATCCAGACCGAGTTTGTAGAAATGCATCTTTTCCAGGAACGAGAGTTCCTCGAAGTCGACACCCTTTTCCTTTGCAATGGATACTGCCCGCTGTTGCGCCTTCTGTCCGCTTGGCCTTTGCAGGATCGTGGTCATTTCCTTCAGCACATCTTCCTTGCCGTCGCGAATCCCCGCCTCGAATGCAGCATCATAAAGGGGGCTGGCAGACTGGCTTCGCAGGTCACGAAGTGCCTTGAGGCTTTCTGCATATTCCGCTCCGTTGCCCAGCATGTCGGACAACTTGGCATCAATGCGCCCCTTGGCTCCTGCCGCGCGTTCCCTCAGCACTGACTTCGCCATGTTGTAGGCGTTGGGGCGCGCCGCTGCATATTCCGCGATGCCCCGCACATGGTCGCCGCCCATGTCCATCAGCATTCCCGGAACCCCGTCCTGTCGCCAGCGGGCAAGGCGCGCCTGCGCTTCCTCAAGCGGGATGCCGTCTCGTTCAAACGCCTCGATAACTGCGTCGTACGCCTTCTTTTCCCCCGCGCTCAATGTCCCCTGCCTACCCGCCGAAACCTTTCTCACAGCACTCTTGACAAGGCCGGAGAAGCCTACGCCGACCGCACCCAGCGTTGCGCCCATGGTTGCGCCAAGAACCGCATTCTGGACACGGCTTGCAAAGCCGTCCTCTCCGCTCCCGAAGCCCGCAACAGCGCCGCCCCCGGCTGCGGTCCCCATTACATTCCGTGCGCGCTTGGCCTTGCTGCCCGCGTTTGCAATGACGCCCATCCCCTTCATCGCCATGCCGACGGGGACCGCCGTTGCGGTCTCTATGGCAATCCGCGCCCCGACGGGCAGGTTGTCCATGGATTGCCGGGTTTCCTGAAGCGCGTATTGCTGCCCGGCGCTGAACCGGTCTGCCGGGTCGCCTTCGCCGGTCAGGTAGGATTCCGCTGCCGCCGCGCCGCCGGTGATGTAGCCCGTCAACTCATCCCCGAATGTAGCGGTCGGCACCTGTGCGATGCTGTTGACGACGCCGAGCGCGGTGCTATCGGATGGCCGTCCTGCGTAAAGCCCCTGTTCCCTGGCGCGGTCCTTCACCGCCGCCCGTTGACGCTGGTCCAGCTTCTCCAGTTCTTGCAGCCGGACTCCAGCCACATCCGCGTTTCGGATCATATCCGGCGACATCTGGTCAAGCGTCTGCCGTTCGCGAACACGCCGGAATGCGTCAATCATCGTCTGGTCTTCAACGCCGATCTGGCGCTTGCGGGGCTTGTTCTTCACCCGGCCATAGGCGGCGCGCATCTCGTCTTCGTTACTCATCGGCAGCATCCTCCAGGTATCCGAGGTCATAGCCCTGCCCCATCAGCCGTTCTATGGCATCGTCGGGGGACAGGCCCTCGCTCTCCCGCAGGTAGTTGAACTGTGCAGTCGCGTCGTTGTCATCTATGCCGCCGTCAATCGCCGCCTTGATCTTTTCCTGGTACTTGCTACTGCCCAGGTTGAAGCCCTCACGCAGAAGCCGGTTGCGCAACCTGATGCCCCGCGCCACTTCCTCGCGAAATGACTTATAGGCTGCGCGCCATTCGGTCGGCCCCTGGTTCTCGTTGAACATGGACTTTTCGAGGTCAATCAATTCCGACGGACTTGCCGCCGCCCCCGTGACGAACTTCCGGTAAGCATTGAACAGCCGCTTCATTTCCTGAATGGCACCAGTGCGGCCAGTCAGCCATTTACGGTCTTCGTCATCCAGCCCAAGGAAGCCAGCCCCGGAGGCGGCGGCCTTGTCACGCTGGCGCAGGAGATACTGCCGTGTATCCGCGCCCGTGCCGAGGTATTCATCCTGGAACTTGGTCGCGAGCGAATCCATCTTGCCCAGCAGTTCATAGGCGTCAAGATTCGCGGATTGAAGCTTGCTTGTCGTCGTACTTGTCGCGGGCATGTTCACAGGAACCTCCGCCCCGCCCTGCGTAAATGTAATGTTGCCGTCCGCGTCAACGGTCAGTCTGGTGCCGGTGGTTTCGGTCTTCTTTCGGATCAGTTGCGCATAAAGCCCCTTCTCCGGCGCGCCTTCCGGCAACGCGTTGTGCTCATCAATCAACCGCTTCAGTTCGGTGGGAGCAGTCTGCTTCGGCGCGCGGGGGTCCGACTTCACTTCGCCGGTCTTCATGTTCTGCTGACCAGTGATGTTGCCGTCCGCGTCCCTGATCGGCTCAAACCGGGTTTCGTCCAGCATTTCGTTCAGCGCATCACTCTCCAGCCCGAGCATCTGCAAGTTCTGGTCGATGTCGGGCGTGTACTCGGCGGGCAGTTCGTTCTCTGCCGCAACCCCGCGCTGGATCAACCCGGCCCGCAGGTTCGCATAGACAGCCGCTCGCCTGCCCTGCGGTGTGTTCGCCAGGATACGCGCGCCACGACCGAAAAACTCCGCCTTGGCCTTCGCCGCCGCCCGCTGCTGTTCTGTGAGCTTGCCCTGAAGCCCGACGATCTGCTGCGCCCGTTCAGGATCGACAGCCATCAACCGCTTGAGCGCGCTTTCGTCACCACTCACGGCGGCACCGGCCATCTGGTTGATCTGCCCCTGCTGCGCCCGTGCGGCCTGCTGGTCCTGCTGCTGCTGCATCAGAAGCTTGTTGCGGATCTGGCTGTTCTCGATGCCCTGCTGCGATGCGGCAAGCTGCTGCGCCTTGAGCAGACCGTTGGTCACATCGCCCGGCTGGACGCCTAGTGCTGGCAATTGCATCAGAATACCCCCGGCGTGTTAAGCACATCGAACGCGGCGCGCTGGCTCAGGAGCACGTTCGGATCGGATGGAGCCGCGAAGCCCCGCCCGATCTGCGCCCCGCTGGCGAAGGCACCCGGCAAGCCCGCAAGGCCCTGCGACTGCGCATTGGCCGCGCCCACGATGCCGCTGGCCTGGACCGTCCCCTGGTTGGCGAATGCCTGCCCGACCTGGTTGCCCGTGTTCTGCAACGCATTGGCCGTGGACTGGTTCGCCGTCTGGCCGAAGCCCGCAAGGTTGAACAACTGGTTCGTGAAGTTGTTGAATTCGTCGGACGCCATGCCCTGATTGAAGCGGATGAAGTCCTTGGTCCCCGCGCCGCTGTCCAGCCTGCCGGATGCCGCAAGACGGTTCTCGATGGCCTTGTTGCCTTCGTCCAGACGGAACTGGTAGCCGGGGCTTTCATAGAAGCCCGAGAAGTCGAATTCCTCCGATCCGGGCTGGAACGTACCGGGAGCCGTGGAACCGGTCTCAGGAGCCGCCGCAGGGGCAGCAACGGTGGCTGGAGTGGTATATTGCGGCTGGTTCAGCAGGTTCTGGCGAATGCTGTCCGGCGTTCCGACTTCCGCACCCACCATCATGTCGAATTTCTGCTGGCCCTGTGCATTCAGCGTCGGCCCCGTTCCGCCCGCCAGTGTCGTGTCGCCGGACCCGCCGGAAACCGTTCCGGGCTGTCCCGCGTTCGGCCCGAGAATGTCAGGCACCGCGCCCGTTGAAGGCGTTCCGGTCTCGAATGCCGATTGCGCCAGCGGAGAACCGGTGCCGAGGAACATGCGGGACAGCATGTCCTGCGCGCCGAAGCCGATCTGCCGCGTCGGAGCCAGAAGCCGGTTCGTGGCGTTGAAGGTGTCCTGCTGAAAGGCAATCTGCTTGTCGATGCCCGCCGACTGCGCCCGCGCTGCATCCTTGGCCGCACCGGAGGCATTGGATGACGACAGCAGGCCGAGGCCACCAGAAACTACGCCGCCGACAATGGCTTCAACACCCATCACAGCACCCTTTCATAAACATGTTCAACAGGCCGAAACCCGTTTCTGCGGTATGCCCGCGCCGTGGCTTTCGTCCGGTAGTCCAAAGCATCAGCCCGCACCCGCGTTGCGCCCATCTCCCGGCCCCATGCCGCGAAGGCGTCCAGCAACAGCGGCCCATCGCCCGCGCCCCAATAGAGGAACGTCCGGGCCACGATCTGCGACTGATCAAACCATACCGGGATCAGCGAACCGCCGATGGCCGATGCCACAGGGTCCGACACAATCAGACATGCGTTGCGCGCCTGCATGGCGTTGACCATGACCTGCGCCGCGTGGTCCCGGTTGAACCCGATCCCGTCCGGGTGGGGCAGGGCATCAGACACCTTCTGCTGTATCTCCAGAAGCGCCGGAATATCCCCCGGCCTCGCAAAGCGGATCACGTGACCAGCACACCCGACAGCAGGTAGTTGATCTTAGACGCCGAACTTGCATCACCGTGGATGGCGTCCCCCGCGTCCAGAATGGGCAGGGTGGCGAGGTCAACGGTTTCCTTCGCCGCCAGGCTCTTGTCGTTCAGGAACAGCTTGGCATCAGCCGCAGCCGAACCGTTCTCGACGAAGTACAGGTTGGCCGTGAAGGCGGAGGCGTCGTCGCTGTTGGTCAACGTAATCCCCGTGACGATGACCGTGGTCCCAGCCGGGGCGGTGTATATCGCGCCCGTGGACGCCGCCAACTGCCCCTGCGCCAGGTTCTTCGCTGTCCGCGCCATTATCGCGCCTCCACATCAATTTCGAGATCGGCCACACGCTGCTCAAGGGCCGTGTTGTCAGCCTCCAGCGCCTCGATACGAGACAGCAACGCACCGATCCGGGCAACCGCCCTGCTCACCAGCAGATCTGTCACGTTCAGCGCCTCTGTCAGGTCGTCGCTCGTTGCCGCATCCGCGTCCTGGTCCGCCGCCTGTCGTTCAAGCTCCGCGCGGGTCGGAAAGCCTGCCGGGCCGGTAATCCGCTGCCGACTGTTCGGCGGGGGCCGGGTGCTCATGTGATGTCCGCGAATGCGCCGATGATGTCACGTCGCACCGCGTCCGATACCGTCACCCGGAACACCCTGCGCCGGGACGATCCAAGCCGCGTGAACCTGACCCGCTTCGCAAACTCACCCTGCTTGCCCAATGACTGTTGCGGCTTGAACTCGTTGAAGGTCCGCCCGCCATCGTCCGACCAGTCCAGCACGATCTGCGGGTCCGATGACCCGATGGTGGTGCCGCTGTTCATGACGAATTCCAGGTTTCGGAACTTCGCCAGCCGGTTGGTTGCGTCAACGAACGGGGCGGACGTGGCCGAGGAAATGATTGTCTCTGACCATTCCGTGTGCGTATCCGTGTCCAGCCTGCCGATCTTGCCGCTCAGGGCGTCCCCGACATAGTGATTGCCGAACGCCTCCGCGTGACAGGTCACACGCCAGTCGTTGCGGTCGTACGACCCCCGGTCATGCCAGAGACCCGTGCGCGCGTCATAGACGAACGTGTGAAAGCCGGGAAAGCGCAGCACGTAGAACTGATGCCCGCCCTTGCTATACGCAAACCCTTCCGCGTTGCTGATGCTGTCCAGCGCCTCGATCTGGCTTTCGATGCCGAATGTCGAAATCTGCACCGGGTCCAGCCCGTTGGCCTGCCTGACCGTCCGGTCATTCGCAAGCCAGAAGATCGTATTATCCAGCCTTGCAACTGATCCCGTGGCCCCGCAACCGACTTCCATCACCGCGCCCTGAATGCGCTCGAACGGGAAGTCCACGTTGCCGCTGTTGAAGAAGAACTCGGTCGTCTGTTCCCCGAACAGGACCAACTGTCGCCGGTCGGAGACGATGGCCACCAGATTGTCCGGTGAACCCTCAGCCGAGGCGAACTCGGTCCCGTCATAGGCCAGCGGGTTGTTGATGGCGCTGATGAAGAAACTGTCGGTGCCGTCCTCGATGAAGATGAACCGGCCATCCTGCCACGCCACGTCCTTCGATGCCTTGAAGTCCGCGTCGGTGATTTCCGTCAGGGTTGAAGACGTGGCCACCCATCCCCGCGAGCCGGAGAGAATGACCCAATTGGTGCCGTCATGCGCGTGGCGACAGGGGTTGCCGTCATCGTTGATGGTGCCGAGGTTCGTTGTCGAACCGGCGCTGTCGATGCGCCAGACGGTCGTATCGACCACGGCATACAGATAATCGCCCATGGCCTGCATGGCCCGGACCACCTGCCCGCTCAGATCCACCGAGGCAGCAACGCCATCGGTCCCGAGCAGCGTGACAGGTTCCGCCGGGTTGTCGGGGTTGTTCTCCGCGAAATAGTTCAGCAGCCTTTGCGCCTGCGCCGGGAGCGCCTTGGACTGGTACGACTGACGGGCGAAGATGACCGCAGGCATCAGAAGTATTCAGCCCGGATCGGTTCGCCGGTCGTGTCCCGCTTGGCCGTCAGTGCCACCAGCCGGGTATAGGCCGGGGTTGCCTCGCTGCGAAGCTCCGCACGTAGCTGCACGTCCACTTCGAACGCCTTGGCTACCCGGAACGCAACGATGGCCTTGAACGGCTCCACAACGTCGTCAGGAACCGCGCTGGTGGCCCAATAGCTGATGCCGTCCGCAACCAGTTCCTCGTTCAGTCGCTCGATGGCATTGTCCACGCGGGACGCATCAGCCGCCGATGGCGTTTGCCCCGCCGCCACAACGGCAAGGTCTTCAAGAACCTCATTCCTGATCTGTGCTTTTGCGACTGACACGGCGGACCTCCGCAAAATGGTTGTTACCCCGGAGCTTCCCGATAAGGAAAGCGTCCTTTACCTCCACCGCCTCACCCATCGGGAAGCGATGACCGAACAGCGTGACCTCCGAAGGGTCCGACTGCCCGTTACCAATGAACTTGAACTTCATGGGATCAGGGGCGACCCGAAAGCCGCCCCGTCAACCTCAGACCGCGTAGTTCGGGTCGATGAAGTACTGCACCCACACCGTCAGGGTGCCGGTGCCGCCCGTCGCAGCCGCCGCGTTGGCCTCGACCTGGATCGTGGTTTCGGCGGAGAACTTCTTGGCCCCGGCGGTCATCAGAACACCACCAAGCGGCATGTTGATGCCGACTTCCGGCTTGACACCGGCAACAGCATCGCCGGTCCAGACGCCGAGATTGCCGAAGCCGTCAGGGTCCGCAGCGTCGGTGCCGTTCGCGGCCCAGCCCACGTCCATGTCCAGTGTCTCGGTTGCGTTGGTGTCGAGGTCATCGGCATAGACGCGACCATTGAACACGACAGCATTCGCCGGAACCTTGCACATCTCGAAGATGTCGCCGTCCTCAACGTTCGCAGCCAGTTCATAGGTGCCAATTGCGACCTTGACGTTCCCCGCCATGCCGTCACCGGCAACCGGGAAGGTAGATGCCGCCCGTGTGGCGGTCAGAGTTTCAGCAGCCATTGTAATGGCCTCCTGTGTCTTGAGAGAGAAAAGGGGCCAAGGTTTCCCTCAGCCCCTAGTCCGATCAGGAATCCGCGACCGCCGCGAAAAACCCGGTGGCAACGCCATGGTCCTTGAGGTCATCGGTGTCACCCAAACCCGAGCCGAAGGTCAGCTTCTCGACGCCGTACATGGCCGAAACCGCGCAGCCATGCTTGAAGCCGTAGTCGAAGACCTCGGTCGTGGTGCGCCAACGCTTCGCCCACGCAAAGCCGAGGGCCTGCGCGCCGCAAAGGTAGATCGGGCCAACGTCGATGCTGGAACCGCCAACACCGGAGATCACCCCGATGTCATCGACTTCCTTCACGACGATGCCGTCCCAGACCAGATCCCCACCCTCGAACAGCTTGTTGTTCTGCTCGCGGATGACCACGTCGCGCTGTGCCTGGATGATGGTCGAATCATTCTTCAGGTCACGGAAGACACGCGGGTTGGCATAGGCGACGAAATACCGGCGATTGCCACCAGCCACGCGGATCGGCTTGATCTTCGGGCTGGCAGTCAGGGCGATACGCTTCAGAAGCGACAGGGCAGACGCCGTGAGGGTGTCGTTCGTGCTGTCGATCTGAGCCAGCGCCGCCGAGTGGTCGTTGCTGGCGTTGTTGCCGACAGCCGCGCCAAACAGCACACGGTCTGAGTTGTCAACCAGCCAGGCATCCTTGTTGGCCTCGGAAGCGGAAGCGTAGGCAGTGCCGTTGATGGAACCCAGGGCCTCGATGATCAGATCGCGCTGATCTTCCATGGCCCAGTCCATCAGCGTCGGCTTGGCTGCATTGCGCAGGCTGATTGCCGACTTCTGCTCTTCCTCTTCATCGACACGCACACCGTTGCGACGGGTGGTGACGGTGACGCCGTGCGAGCGGCTGGTCAGGTCTTCCTCGTTGCCTTCCAGCGTACCATTGCCGGTGACACCACTGTTCGTCAGGCGGTTGACCAACGCATAGTTGATCTGGTTGCCCTTCTTGGTGGTGAGGTTTTCCTTGACCTGAATGATCGAGGTTTCGCCAGTACCCATCGCCGCCTTGAAGGGCGATTCCTGGATGTACTCACGGAAGAACTTGTCGTCCCACTGTTCGACAACAAGTCCGGTAGCTGCATTGGTCTCCGCCATTGGGGAGCCTCCATGAAAAAAGACCCCGGTTCAGGGGGCCTTACTTGAGAAGATCATCCAGCGGTGTTGGCCCGCTGTAGCCGCGCGTTCCCGGCGGTTTTGACGGCACGTCCGACATGTCAGTCGGCTGCTGGATGGGTTGAGTGGCCTTGATCTCGGCCATGAGTTCGGCCTTCAGCGCCTCGCGCGTCCTGGCCTTCCATTCGTCGAGGTTTCCGATCTCTGCGATCTGCGTCTGCTGCTCGTGCCACTTCAGAACATGCCCGTAGGGGTCACGCTGCTGCATGGCCTGCTGTTGCATCGCGGGGTTCTGGCGCACGGCCTCCACCCACGCTTCGACAGCCGCGTCAACTGCCTGGTCACCCTTCGCCTGCCGGTGCATCATTTCCGACATGTTCAGGCGTTCATTCAGCAAACGCTGATCAACGGTCTGTTGCAGGGTGCGGTAAGCCCCTTCCGGGTCTTCCAGCGGGTCAGGGGCCGGTTGAGCCTCTTTCTGCGCCTTCAGATCCTTCCAGAACTGTTCCTGTTCCTCCAACGCCTGCCGCTTCCGGCGTTCGGCCAGCAATGCGGCTTCGGGAACCATCTTCTCCGTGGTCGGCGGCACCACCTCTTCAGGGGCTTCCTCGGCTTTCGCTTCGGGGGCCTCTTCGCCCTTTTCCGCAGGTTCCGGTTCCGGCGCTTCCGCCTTTGCCTCTACCTCCGGCTGTTCAGGTTCCTTGTCGTCCAGAATGTCCTGCAAATCGCTCATCGGTTTTCCTCAAACGCCCGTCATGGTCGGCGGCACCGTCAACGCCCGTTCCCCGGCGGCGGGTCTCACACGGTCTGCGCTCTGGCATCCGCGTAATTCTTGGCGGCGGCGCTGATGTCCTTGAGCGCGCTCGCGTTTGTTTCCTTGACTTCAGCCTCGGTCTTGGCGATTTCCGCCATGGCACCGCGCCTCGCCAGTTCCTGCTGTTCCTGCATCGCCTGCGCCTGTTCCGGCGACTGGCCACCGCGCATCCGGTCAAGCAACTGCTCCCGGTTCCGCAGGCCCGGCATCATCTCGATCAGCACGTCCGGCGGGAACTGAACCCCCGCCTGCGCCAACTGCACCACCCGGTCGAAGTTCTCCGCCATGATGGTGATGGTGTCCGGGGCATCCTCGACGATGATGTCAACGTCCAGGTCCGCCAGCGTGTTCACGCTCACCATCTGCTGCGACCGTGGATCCTGCTGCGCCAGCGCCATGATCTGCTGCTGTTTCGCGGGCGGTTCGTTGGCAATCTTTTCCTGAAGCAACTGGATCGCCGGAACCTGCCGATTGAGGCCCACGAAGCGCATGTTGCGCTCGTCATCCGTCACCCTGATCCAGCGTTCCTCGGTCCAGAACTGTTGCACCCGGTCCCATATCGCCCGGTACATGCGGATATTGAACCAGCGCAGCCGGTCCAGAAGCGTGGCAATCTCGGTCTGCCCGCCCTGCTGACTGGCAAGGATGGCCCGGCCCGATGCTTCCTCGCCCGCACGGCCTGTCAGGGCTGCATTCGGCCCCATCTGGTCCATGTCCGCCTTGATGTCCGCGAGCAGGTTGAAATGGCCGACGATTTCCTCGTTGTTTGCCAGAATTTCAAACCGCTTGCCGGGGTGCGCCTTGATGACGCCATCCGGCTTGGACAGTTCCCGGCGGACTTCGCGTTCGTCGTCAACCGCGCCATCGTCCATGATGATCTGACGGGCAATCAGGTTGTGCAGCAGCTTCGACCGCCGCTTGTTCACTTCGTCCTGAAGCGGGCGCATGTCTCGCACGACGCCCTGACGCTCGTTGTCCCGCTGCACGTAGGCCGATACCAGGATCAGCGGGCAGGCGGTCCCATCCTCCGTCATGAAGGGTGACGGGCCGTTCTTGATGAGTACGTTCGCCGTGAACTGCGCAAACGACCAGTTGCCCGAGCCGTCGCGATACCAGCATGTGACGATCTTCACCCGCTTGCGCTTGTGACCGTGAATCCACCGGGGCTTGTCGTCGTATGTCTCGCCCTGTCCACGACCCTGAAGGTCTGCCGACATTTCCAGTTCGCGCGCACTGTCCGGGAACTTCGCCTTGGCGACCTCGAAGTCCATCCAGACGATTTCACCCATGTACCGCGCATCGGAGAAGTCATGCCGTGCGCTGGTCGGGTCATAGAACAGCCGGTCCCAGGGGATCAGCCGTAGTGCAACTTCCACCCGTCCCTTGCGGTTCCGCTTGATCTCCACAGCCGCGCCGCCGAAGCCCTCGACAAGCATGTGCTCCCATACATCGGACCTGATGCTGTCGCCGTTCTGGTTATCCCAGACATAGCGCAGGGCGTCCGTTGCGGCCTGTGATGCGCTTTCATCCTGCGGGTTGCGCGGGAACGCCTTCGGGTCCGTCCGCTTGATCTTCTCCAACCCGGTGAGATAGTCGATCTTGCGCTTGATGCGGTTGTCGGTCGTGACCGGCTGGCCGCGCTGCTTCAGGGTGCGGACCTCGGCATCGGTCCACTGCACACCGTCATAGTAATTCCGGTCGAGTTCGGAACGCTTGCGGGGTTCGATGGTGGCGTCTTCCGCTTCCTCAACCCACTCCGTGAGCATGGACAACAGCGCATCGTCTTTCATGCCGTTCTCCAATCCGATTCATCAATGTCATCGTCCAGCAGGCGCGCCCAGCGGTCCCGCTTCGGTTTCGTGTCCGGTCGATCCCGGCCACCCGACACAAGGTCATCCAGCATCCGCCCGAACAGGCTCAGAACGTCCACCTGGTCATCGTGCTTTGCAGCCGGGAAACTCAACAGTTCCGCCATCAGATCCGCCAGCCATGGCGCATTGCTCGGTAGGTAGACCTTGCGCATCGCTGCACGGGCCTGAAACGACCGCGCTCGGGTTGGCTTGTCTGCCGTACTGACGAACTGCTCCCGCGCGCCATAGACCCGCCGTTCCCGTTGCCGCTTCTCAATGAAGGGTCCGACAGACTTGATGATCTGCCCTTGTTCCTCGGCCCAATTCAGCGTCTTCCAGCGGTCCATCAGGTCAAGGAACGCCTCGATCCACACGTCCGGGGAATAGCGGCCCCGCCACCAGTCCAGAACGTACAGGTTGTCATCAGCGTCAACGCCCATGACGCCGTGAACCGTGAAGTCACCCTTGCCCTCCGACACCGCGTAGTCGCTCGCCCCGTATGTCCGCAGATGCTTCGGCGGTTCGTCATACCAACGGAACCAGTCCCGCTTGAAGAACAGCCCCTCATCCGGTGCCGGTGACTGCTGGTAGAGCGCAGACCAGTCCCGAACCGGCAATGCCGCCCTGATCCGTGCCAGTCGCTTCTGGTCGAACCGTTGAGGCCACAGGGCCTTTCCGTCATCGTCAATCGCTGGCAGGTTCAGCACGTCCCACTGGTCCCCGCCCCGCTGCATTTCTTCCAGCAGGTAACCCGCAAGGTCGTCTTCGTGCCACCGCGTCTGGATCAGGACCATGGCCCCGTTCGCAGACAGGCGCGTGTAAGCCGTGGAGCCGTACCAGCCCCGTATCATTTCCCGTCGCCGTTCGCTGTCCGCCTCTTCCCGGTCCTTGATGGGGTCATCAATGAGGAAGATGTCCGCACCACGCCCCGTGATGGCCGTCCCGACACCCGCAGCCACGTAACCGCCGCCGTCTGTCGTGTGCCAGCGGTTCGCCGCCGTGCTGTCCTGCGCCAGATCCAGGTTGGGAAACACGTTCCGGCATTCTGGCGACCGTGCGATGTTCCTGACCTCCCGCCCGAAGTCGTTGGCCAGGTCCGAGTTGTATGACGCCCCGATGATGGACAGCTTCGGGTTCTGCCCCAGCGCGAAGGCCGGGAAGCGCCGAGACGCCAGTTCCGACTTGCCGTGCCGTGGAGGCATGAAGATGGCCAGCCGGTCGATCTCGCCACGAATGACGGCTTCCAGCTTGTTCGCGATCAGCTTGTGATGAGGGGCCGGTTCGTAATCCGGCTTCGTGTACTCAGTGAATGCGATCAGGCTTTGACGGGCTGTCCTGCGTCGTAGCAGTTCCGTCGCCGCCTGCGCGGGCAATACGTTCGAGTTCTGCATCGGTCATGTATTCCGCAGGCGAATTGCCGTGCTCGACGACATGGGTCTCTTTCCACTGCGCCTGCGTCTTGAGCCAGAAGATCATCGCCGTGGTGTCGCCGGCCAGGCACTTCTTGAACAACGTGCCGCATACCTGTGCGTTGGCCTTGGCCTTCGACATGTCCAGTTCGGCGCGGTAATGCTTGCGCAGTGTTTTCGAGTCGATACCAAGCACGTCAGCAACGATTTCCTGCGGTGTGCCGACCATGGTGTGCATCTGCACGGTCTGGCGTGTCGCGTCTGTCGGTTCGTGCGCTGGGCGTCCTGGATGACTACGCGGCATCGGGGATGGCCTTTTCTACTCGGGAAGTATGCAGGTCGGCGTATGTCTCGCCGGTGGCTTCCAGCACAGCCTGTTCGCCCGTGAAGTCCTGCCAGCGGATGATTGCCATATCCACGTATGCCGGGTTCAGTTCGATGGCGTGGCAGGCGCGGTCGGTCTGCTCGCAGGCGATGATCGTGGTCCCCGATCCGCTGAACGGCTCGTATATCGCTTGACCGGGACTGGAGTTGTTCTCGATGGGCCGCTTCATGCACTCAACGGGCTTCTGCGTGCTGTGTCCCGTCTCCGACTTCATCGGCTTGTCGATGTTCCACACCGTTGTCTGCTTGCGACCGCCGCGATAGTGACCCTTCCTGTTCTTCCTGACGGCGTACCAGCACGGCTCGTGCTTGGGGTGATAGTCGCCCCTGCCGATGACCATGTTGTTCTTCGCCCAAATGATCTGCGCCCGGATATCCAGTCCGCAGGCTTCCAGGCTGGTGGCGACGATGTGCGCCTTGTTGCCCGCGTGCCAGATGTAAGCCACGTCGCCGGGGAACAGCGCCCATGCCTCGCTCCAGTCGGCCCGTTCATCGTTCATAACGACGCCCTCGGCGTGCTTTCCGGTACTGAAGCCGGGTTTGATTTTGTTAAGCTTGGGACGCCAGCTTGCATCATACTCCACGCCATACGGCGGGTCCGTCACCATCAGATGCGGCTGGACGCCATTCAGCGCCTTGGCCACGTCATCTGCGTTCGTGCTGTCGCCACACATCAGCCGGTGCCTGCCCAGCACCCAGACATCGCCGGGGACCGTGACGGGCGTCTCCGGTGCGTCTGGCACCGCGTCCTCGTCGGTCAGGCCCTCGGTCGGTTCCGCCAGCATGTCCGCAATCTCGTCCAGCTTGAAGCCGGTCAGGGACAGGTCGAAGTCCATATCCTTCAGGTCTGCGAATTCCAGCTTGAGTAGGTCGATGTCCCAATCCGCGAACTCTGCCACCTTGTTGACGCTTAACCGGAACGCCTTGATCTGTGCATCCGTCATGTCGTCGGCCAGGATGACCGGGATTTCCGTCAGGCCCAGCTTCTTCGCCGCCTTCAATCGCAGATGGCCATCAACCACCGTTCCGTCAGACTTGGCCACCACCGGAACGCGGAAGCCGAATTCGCGGATCGCTGCCGCTACATCATCGACCGCGTGGTCGTTCTTGCGGGGATTGCGTGCGTATCCGACGAGCCGGTCAATCGGCCATGTTTCAAACGTCAGATTCACGTCCGGTAATCCTCTTGCTCGTCATCCCTGCGTGAGCGGTAGCGGATGCGGAGTGTTTTCTTCTGCCCGGCACTGTCGGTGATCTGCTGTTCAAGCTCGCCAGACGCGCCATCGTCCAGTTCAACCGTGAATGTCGCTGTCGTCGTGGTGTTGCTTTCACCCGTGATGGTCATGTCGTCGGCGGTGTTGGTCACGGCGCTGATGGTGTTGGAACCAAGCCAGCGGGACCAGTCAACCGTATAGGTCAGCTTATCGTCGTCGTCGTGAAAGGCTGTCGGATAACCGCTGAGCATGAACAGGCCGCGCATGGTGAGGCGACCGTTCTCTTGCATCAGGATTGTCCGGTCAGCCATTAACCAGCCACCCCGTACTCAGCCTTGACCGATTCCCAGTTGTAGCCGTGGCCGAACTGGCAGGCCCGCTTGTTCGGGTCCACGATCAGCATCGTCCATGTCTCGCCGTTCTCGGATGCCAGGACAGACAGCATGTGCATGACCTCGATGGGGGAGCCGTCTGCGTTCATGCCGATCTTGACCGGCACCACAGCGCGCAGGACTGGCTTCTCGCCGTGCCGGGTGGCCAACTGCTCCAGCGCATCGTCGTAAGGGGCGCAGGGCGCAGCCAGAACAGGGGTGCAGGCGATGAATGGCAGGGCAGCGAGTGCGAGCAGCTTCATGGCGTATCTCCTGTGTTGCGGGGACGCCCAACCGCATCAGACGCACTGATGGAGGTTGCTTGACTGACATAAAACCACATGCAGGACAGGGAATCAACCCCGTTCGCTCGGGCAGCGGTTGGGAATTTCCTTCAGATTTTCCCAATCTCCCTATTGACCATTAGGGCCATTGGTCCTATATTCAATTCGTCAACAAGGGAGAAAGAAAATGACAATTCAGAACCGTGAAACCTCCGCCGAATATTTCGGCATTCTCGCAGACGGTCACGCATCGGGGCGGCTGGCCCTAATTGCGGAGACCACCGATAAGGCGGTTGAGGCACTGACCGATATTTGCAAGGCGGCAGGCGTGACGTGTCCCGGTGATGACCGGCTCGCAAATATCGAAACTGCAATCTACGCCATGTTGAAGGCGGCTAACTGACTCGCTTGCGGTCGCTCCGGTTCCATCCGGGGCGATCACTGGCCAGTCAGGCCGATCAGGGGCCACCACGACCCCCACCGAACACAAGGGAGAAAGACAGATGGAAGACACCAACTGGAC